AAATGACTTGGAAGGACTTTTCTATTATTGTAATGGGAAAGGAAAAAAAAGAGTTAAATGAATGGGCGAGGACTAGAAACCTCGCCTATATTATATACTTAAGTAACACTGCCGAAAAGTCGCCTAAATCATTGAGAGCATTTTGGCATATACCGTCAATAGATGACGTAGAAGTAGAGGAAGAAAAAACAATGCTGACTGATGAACAACTTGCAAGGACTTTAAAATTGTATGGAGTAAACTAATAAAAAATGGCTACGGAAAATTTAGAAATAATTATAGGTGCTAATACGCAAGACTTACAAACCGGCTTAAATCAGGCTTCGCAATCAGTAACCAATTTTGGCAATGCAGTAAGGACAAATTTAAAGCCAACCGCAGACGCAACAAACGCTTTAGGTAACTTGTCAAGAGTTGCACAAGACGCTCCCTATGGCTTTATGGGTATTGCGAATAACTTAAACCCCTTATTAGAAAGTTTTCAAAGATTAAGTAAAGAAAGTGGTGGCGCAGGTTCAGCGTTAAAAGCATTAGTAGGTGGCTTAACTGGTCCTGCCGGTATTGGTTTAGCTTTAGGTGCAGTATCTTCTTTAGTAGTGGCATTTGGAGATGATATTGCAGGTTGGATAGCAAATACTACTGAATTAGAAAAGGCACAAAAACAATTAAGAGCTTCTATAAATGATAGTTTAAAGGGTGTTGAAGCAACCATTGCTAATGACCAAGCTTTAGTTGGTGTTATTAATGATGTTACACAATCAACGCAAGCTAGAGAGGCAGCTTTAAAACAATTAAAAGAAGCACACAAAGGAAATGTAGAACTTCAAAAAACTGATATAAATGACGGAGAAAAATTAGTTGGTGTTATTGATAGATTATCACAAGCATTAATAAGAAAGGCACAAATTGAAGGAACTGCAAAAATAATAGGGGAAAAATATGCAGAATTAATAAGATTACAAACGGCTGATTTAGAAGAGCAAATAGGTGATTTATCAACTGGAAGTAAAATTTATGATTTTTTTGCAGGCTCATTAAGGGGATTGACAAATAATTTAGGTGGTGCAAATACTGCTATTTCATTAAGTACTGATGCTTTAGATAAAAATGAAAAACAAGTATCTAAAACCCAAAAAGTAATTAAATCATTACAAGATAGTTTAAATGAATTAACTAAAGCTTCTTTTGCTGCAGGAGATTTTAACGTAACAGGAACAACTGCCCCAAAAGCAGGTGGTGGAACTAGTGCAGCTGCTAAAGACGAATATGATTTACAATCAACAATTAATTTATTAAAAGCTGAACAAAAAGCTTATAAGGATGATATAGCTTTATATTCCGATTATACTTCTAAAATATTATTTAAAGAAGAAGAACTAGCAAAAGCAAAAGCAAAGGAAAGAAATGCTAGTATGCTAGAATTAGAAAATATTGGCAAAGAATATGACGCAAAGCAATTAGAAAATGTTATTTGGTTGCAGGGAGAATATGACAAAGCAAATGATAAAATAAATAAACAAAACTTAAAGAAACTACAAGACGCTAATAAAGACAAAGAAGAAGAAGAAAAAAGAGCAGCAAAGGAATTAGAGAAAATTGAAAAAGAAAAAGCAGACCAATTAAAAGAACTACAAAAGCAACACGAACAATTTGCTGAAGTAATTTCTCAAAATGTTACAAATGCGTTATTTACAATGTATGACGCTATTCAAGCAGGAGAACCACCGTTAAAAGCATTAGGAGATTTTTTAGCTAATTTAGTTAAACAGTTTGCAGCTGCTATTATTCAAGCTACAATATTTAAAGGTATTATGGCTTTATTGAATGTTGCCACTGGGGGTGGTTCAGGTTTCTTTGGTAGCATTTTAGGTGGAGTAGGTAAATTACTTGGATTTGCTGAAGGTGGAATTGTTTCACAACCTACAATCGCAATGGTTGGAGAAGGTGGACAAAGCGAAGCAATTATGCCATTAAACAAATTAGGCAATATGATGAATAGTACTTTCAATGCCGGCGCAATGAGTGGTGGCGGAGCAGGAAACGGACAATTTGTGTTAAAAGGCAATGATTTAGTTTTAGCTTTGCAGAGAAGTAATTATTCACTTAATTTAAGACGTGGAGCATAATGGCATACCAAAACAAATACAAAGCAACGTTTGCGACTAAAAGTGGTAAAACGGTATATTTATATTTATTAGAGGATGGATATACAGGGGATTTAATAGAGTATCAGGGGGTGCATATTGATTTACAATATTTGCCTACTTCGGATGACCCATTCGAGCCTATTTTTGCAAGTCAACTAAATGTCATTTTAGATATAACTGATGATATTAATGATATGCCAAATTTGGTTACTTTAAATGACCGAAAATATAACGCACAATTATTTATAGATAGTGATTTGGAATGGCAGGGATGGACTTTAAGTGATAGCGTATCAATAAACTATTCAACAGGTAGAAGGGAATTAAGTTTCAATGCCGTTGACGGCTTGGCTTTATTAAAAGATATCCCATTGCCTATTCCTAGTAGTCAAAATATAAACACAATAAATAAACTATTGTATTATATAACGACTTCTTTAAACTTAATTGATTTCCCTAGCAACCCAAACTTAAAAACAATTTGTTCTTATTATGCTCTAGGAATGGATAATAGAGATGATGACCCAGCTGCAGAGCCATTTAATCAAACCTATTTACCTTATAGAACTTTTATAAAAGATGATGAGTACATATCTTGTTTTGATGTATTAAATAATATCATTAAATCTTTTGCTTGTAGATTGTTTCAAGCAGGGGGTAAATGGTGGATTGTATCAGTAAACGAATTTGCAAATATAAACGCTTACTATACTGAATATGATGACGCAATGACCGTAGTAGATAGTGGCACAATAGATACTTTAAGCACTATTGAAGGTTACACAGGAAATACAAGCCAATTATATTTTATTGATAATAGTCAAATAAAACTATTAAGGAAAGGTTATAATAGAGTAGAGCAAACTGTGGATGTTCAAAGCGCAGAAAATTACGTTAGTAATGGCACTTTTAAGCCTTATACCGGCAATGAAGCAGATAATTGGGATATTGGTGCTGTTCCACCTGCAACAGTAACTTTAATTGATAATCCTGATTATAACGCTGCAACATATAGATTAGTAAGGCCGGGCAATTCAGGTACGGCTTATGTTGAAATACAAAAAGCAAGTGGTGGAAATCCGGCTTCAGGGCCTTATATATCAGGTGGAGTTGTTTTAGATATATCTTGGATATTTAGAGGTCAAGATTTAAGTGCTTCGCCTAGAGCAGTAGTTTATTTACATATTACGGATGGAGTTGACGATTATTATTGGAATGGAACTGCTTGGGTAAATGGCACTGTGTCTTATATAGATATTCCGGCTTATACTGGAGCAAGTGGAGATGATGTAAATGAATATAGTTTCAAGACTGCAATAACTCCAATAGCAGGGCAATTATTCTTTAAGATACAAATAGACGCAGGTACAGGAAACTTCATTGCTATTAGTGATGTTAAAATAGAAACAGTATCGCAAATTTCACAAATAAATTACTTTGGGTATATTAATACTAATAAGCAATATATAAAGCGAATTGACATTCCGTATGGCTATGATAGCCCTAATGGAATTTACCCTACTGAATTAGGAGTATTAATGAATGATGACGGAACGGCTGCGGTTTCTTGGTACGAGCAAGATGACGCAACAACTTATTCAAGTTTGCTTTTATTGTTAATTCAAAAGTATATGAATATATACGGATTTAACTTAATCAATATAGATTGCAATTTATCTAGCTTTGACACTGCCAACGGTTATTTAAACGGTGCTAAATTGTTTAAAGCTGATGACACCGACCCAGCACAAATAAACGTAAGCGAAAATTCATATATGCTAGGCAATAGCACAATTAACTATACAAGTGATGAAAGTCAGGCAACGCTTATACAAATATCAAATGAATTGGTAGAGGCTACGATTGGCAAGACTTATATTTACAACACAATTATTTAAGTAAATTTGCAATATGGCAGACAAAGTACAGGGAAAAAATATAATGCTTTATTATCACGAAGCACCTTCGGAAGCATATCCTGAAGGAAGGGATATACCTTTTGCGTGTTCAACAAATTGTACGTTTAACGTATCAGTTGACCAAAAAGAGGTAACTAGTCAAACTTCAGCGTGGTATAGAGAATATAAAATAGACATAGCAAGTTGGACTGTTAACTGTGATGGTTTAGTTACATTAGACGGCTACGGTTATTTAAACTTCTTAAATATTCAACAAAATCGTACTCCAATAAGCATAAAATTTGTTGTAGATAACGGAGTAGATGGTTTAGTGGTAATTAGTGGAACTTGTAATTTAAGCAACTTTCAAATGAACGCACCTTTTAAGGACATAGCAACTTATTCGGTTAGCTTACAAGGAACAGGCGCTTACGGTACAACAGGAACTTCAGTTGATCCAAGTGGAACGGTAATAGTAGCAGGTGGCGCAGTTTACTCAAAAGGATATACGGCTTCAGGTGCAGAAACTACTATCACGTGGTCGGATATGATTGGTAAGACTTGTTTATACGTTTCTCGTGGTGGTATTGATGTACAAAATATTATCGGAACCGGCACCCCAGTTGACGAAGAAGTTAAAT